AATAAATCAAGCTGAGTATCGGTTAAATCTGTTCTGTTCAGCCAATCCGCAATATTTGTGCGTAATGTAGCTTGATCTATGATGGCCATATAGGGCTCCTAAATTAGTTAGTAATACATAAGATGAGGATATTTAAACTTCATGATATGTTTAAACTTTCTCATTTCTTCAGGTTGGATATTCTTATCATGGATATTAATTCCATACTTTGTCATAATATCTAATGCAATTGTATCTGGTACATTGCAAAACGGTTTAAATCCTGAATCGATTCGCTTGTTTTTTTTACCGAACTCTCTTTGAGCTTTCGCCCATTCTAAATGAGGCTCGATATCTTGTACTATACCAATGCCACTGGCATCTGAATGTACTTCATAATCTTTAAATAATTGTTCTCTTATTTCTCTCATCTCTCATCTCTCATCTCTTTATTATTCTTACCGACAAAGACTCTTAGAATCTTTCTTGGTAAGAATAACCCCCACCCGAAAGCAGGGGTTAATTCAACTTTGCTTAACCTATTAAGTTAAAGACACATCAATGATAACACCGTTACCAGATGGACTCTTAGCTTCCAAAGTACACTCGTGTACCATGTAAGAACGTAAAGAGTCACCGTCTTCGTTGATATCACGGAACTGAATCGGACGAAGAGTTGCAACTGATAATAGAGAAGGATCGTAAACGAACACTTCAGTATCATCCATTAAGTAGTTGTGAACTAACTCAACATCACCAAAGTCAGATTCATACAAATCAACTGATTGGCGTAACTTGCCCTTCTCATCAATATTTCTACGAGTATTCATAGAAGAAGTATTAACTAAGTTAGAGAAGTTTACTTTGTTAGCTGTTGACATCATTACTTTAGATGGAGCTGCAGAAGTTTCGCCGTTAATTTCACGAAGAATTTCATTGATGCTTGCTAAAGTAAATGGCTCAGAAGCCTTACCAGTACCAGATGAAGATGCAACATCAGAACCATCACCAGCAGCTTGTGTCACTGTTAATGATCCAGAAGTTACAGATGCAACAGATTCTGCTACACCAGCATAAGACTGGTATCCGCCCATCTTACGAGCGTATGCTTGAATGCCACCTGAGGCTGAAGAGCCTTGCGTACCTTTTGTTTGAGAAGACACTAAAGTCTTCTCAATGTCACGCATGATTTCTTTACCTCGCTTCTCAGTCTGATATTTGAATTCAGACTTACGTCCAGCCTTGTCTACAGCTTCAAGAGAACCAGAAACACGAATACCTTTAGTAAAGATCTGTGCCTTGTTATCAATCTTCTGTACAACAGGACCGGCAGATTCTGCGAAGCTTGAACCTTCAACTGCAGCTTGCAATGCAGCAGCAGCTAAAGTGTCGGTTGACCATTCATGAGTAATCGCAGAAGCTTTGTTCTTACCGATTGAAGACATGAATGGAGTCATATCTCTAGATATATTAGAGATGTAGTTTGCTAGGTCCTCTTTCTGAGAACCCTGAGCAGTAAAACTGCCCGTTATGGTTGAAGTACCAAATTTAGTAGCCATTTTGCTATCCTTATATTAGACAGGCTGACTAGCCAAACATATTGTCAATAACATTATCAAAGAGAACTTTTGAATCGTTCTCTGATCCTTTGCCTTTACTAACTCTTTGTCTAGACTGCTCAACTCTGTTTTCTTTTTTAGTTGTTTTAGAAACAGGCTTTTTAGTAGGGACTCTTTTCACGGGGGCTTTCTTTCGTTTTACAGCTCCTTTAGAAGTAGTCTCTTTTAAGCGCCGGTATCCATCAATAACACTAACTACCACAGGATCAACAATAGAATCAACTAATTGCTCATTTAAGCCAAGCTCTAGAGCAAATTTTCGATTAGCCATCGCGACTTCTTCAGACCAATCAGGCACTAAGTGCGGAATCTCCTCTCTGAAAGCTTCTACTTGTGAATTAAAAGCTTCTGAGTTTTGATTCTGTACTTTTCTACTCATAACATCCATCATAGAGTCTCTCTTGCTTTTTCGATTCCCATACTCTTCCTTTGCTTTGTCAAGTTGTCTATTTAACTTGCCTGCATTGTAATCGTCTTCATCGTAAGCTTGATCAACCTTATCCTTTAGTTCTTGTAGAATTCGTAAATCCTTCTCGTCTTCATTCTGTAATAATTGGGCGTTCATTTGAGCGAATACCGTAGCCTCTTCCTTAGCTCCCGCTAATTCTTTAGTCTGTTTCGCAAGTTCATCCCCTTTCTTTGACTGATGTTGTTTAGTCTGATAGTTGGCGATTAATTCTTCCATACTTACTTCACTTTCTTCCCCATCAATCTTAACGGGAACCGTAAAGTCCATATCAATCTCATCGTCATCCAATTCATTAGTATCTTCTTCTTGGGTAGCGTCCTCAGACTCATCCTCATCTTCAACCTCTTCCTCTTCCTCATCTTCCTCAACTTCACCAACTTCATCAGCGTCCTCGTCAGTGTGTGGATCCTCACCTTCGAGTTTTTCTGTGGCTTCTTCACTTTCTTGGGTAGCTGCTTCGGTATCTAATCCTAAAACATCATCCGCCAATGCGTCAAAGTCAAAGTCTTGAACTTGCGACTCATCCACTTGGGTAGCTTCGCTTTTTTGTTCTGACATATAGTCTCCTATTTTTAGTAGAAGGCCTATTTAAGGCCTCTCAATCAATCATCAAATAGTTCTTAAATAGAACTTCTCTTTTTTGCAACTGCAGCTTTCTTAGCCGGAGCTGGTCTTCTAGGCGCTACGGGAGCCTTTGCAGGTTTCGTCATAGCCTCTATGTTATTTCTAGCTGTTATTAAATCATTCAAAATAGCGGCCTGGGAACCAATACCTCTTCCTAATGCTAATACTCCAATAGCTGATTTAATACTAGAAGTTAACTTATCTATTGCTTTCTGTTCAACATCTGTCATCATTCATCCTTTATCGCTCGAGCTTTGTTATTTTTAGCAGTAATAGAGCGCTCGATGTTCTTCATCACTGCTCCTTGACTAATTGCTAACTTATAGAGAAACTCTCTCGATTCTGTTTCAAAGTGCTTAGTTTCTAGCCACTGTGTAAACAGTTGATTGAGAATATCCTCAGTCACCATAGTCATAGTATCTTTTATTTCATCACATTGGTAGCCTTTAGTCAAGGTCCTTTGTGCGTCATCATAAACCGATACCTTTTTTGGTTTGCCATCAGGGTCTTTTTTAAAGTTCTGATGTCTATTGTATTTTTGTGTCATCTATCTCTCATCTATTATTGTTGTCCTCCCATCAAAGCTGAGGGGTCTAATCCTGCTTGCTGTGCCATCTGCATAGCTTGTTCAGGGTTCTCCATAGCTGCTTGGGCTAATTGCTCTCCTTGCTGTTGGATTTCCTCTTCTTCTTTCTCTTGTTGCTCTGTATCTTGGTATAAATTTTGGAAATCAACAGGTATTTGCTGAGGGGCTTGTACTCCCTCAGTGCCTTGTGCTTTAACAATGATCTCAGCCCATTTACGATTTGATTCATCTTCAGCTTCTAATAACTGGCGTTTATTATCAATCTGCTTATTGTCAACCTCAGCTTTAATGAAGCTAATATTAGCAACAGCGGTTTGAGCTTCAAGCTGCGCTTTTTCAAGTTCAGCTTGTTTAGCTTGCTCAGCTTGTTGTTGAGCTTGTTGTTGCTTCTGTTGTATCTGTTGCTGAGCTTCCTCATTTGCAGGATCAACTAAGAACCTAGTAGGGTCTAATCCCATATTAGCGAGAATATCAGTAGCTAGATTGAAGGCCGCTAATGGATTAACATAGGGCGCTGATTCAGGATCTGCAGCCATAACAGGAAGAAGCTGAGCTATCTCATTTAACTTCATTCCTACATTGATATTAGAGTTTTCACCTAAATTAGCCTGGATATCTAAATCCATATTAGAAGGCATTGTTTGCAATACTTCTAGGGTTAAAGACGCATAACCTTTATCTGTCTTATAACGCATAGGGTTTTTCAGATTCGCCCTCATCTCTTTTAAGATGCCACGACATAAATCTTTAATGCCGCTCTCAACAAACCTTCTAGCAATATGCTCAACACGAATTTGAGCAGCATTTTGCGCATTTCCCATCTTCTGCTCTGAATTGCCAGAAACATACAATGTATCATTTAATCCCATTGCTGTTTTGCTAAGGCCTGTAGATTGTTCCTTCTGCATACCTAAGAACTCAAGCATAGCTCCAGTCCCAGGACTGATTTGTTCTGGAGTGATCTGTTGGATAGCTGCAGCGGGGTTGCCATTAGTAGCAATAATCTGCTTAGGCAATGGGTTTTGCAATGCAGCAAAGTCTACAACATTAGGATCTGCTAAGGTTCTTCCGTAGTTACCGAAGTAAACATTCTCAACGAATCCACGCATAATAGCTGTAGTCGCTTGAGTCTGTGGACGTGCCATATCAAGCAGGGAGAGCCCTTGAAATTCATGTGGAATTTCTATCGGGTTAAGTATAGCAATAGGAATATAAGAACTGTCTTCTTCTTCAAGAATAGTATCACCAGCTTTAATAACATGTACTAACTCTGCAATACCGTCCCCATCTCGGTCAGAACGAATCCAGCATTCAATAACCGTTACAGAAATATTAGCTTCGTCTTCTTCGTCGTCAGAATTAATCCAATTATCTATACCTGCCGATTGTTTACGAGCATAAGACTCTAATGACCACTCTGAGTCTCTGAAGGAAGCTTCTTCTCCCATCTCAGAAAGATCTCCAGTAAAATCTGGCCAGTTACGCCTAATGTCAGAGCGTGTCATATCTGTGACTAGCCCTATAAATTTAGCTTCACTTATGGTTTCTGCTCCTTTGTCAATAACAAAAGACTCTGGTGGAATGTTACGAATTTTAACACCTGACTTGTCAATCTTACGGCGTAGTCTAACATCTTCATATACGATAGGCCCTTCAATAAGATCTTCTTTTATATGGAGGTCTCCCACGATCTCAACATTTCTATCTGCTAACACTTGATCTAATAAAGCTTCTTGAATCGTATCGTATTCTTCTACTTCATAATCAAAGCTTTCTTCCCATCCCCAGGTTATGGCGCTGTTACCGAATACAACTGCGGACTTAATCCAGGTGGACAATTTTGTCCAGCCATCCGAATTAGAGTTAAACAAGCAGTAATTTACTACGTCCGAAGCAACCTGGGAGGCTTTGATAGAAGCCACTTCGTTGCTATAAGGGACAAATAATGCTAACTTATTGTTATCAAGTAGTAACTTAGTTAACAGCGCGGTATAACCTTCTGCAATCTCTGCAGAATCTGATGAAACAATCTTAGATACACCTTGGGGAGATAAGTCTCCTTTAGCTTCTAAACTCATTTCATAAATTGAATTCTCTCTTCTCTTTGCAGCATCTGAAGACCCTGTATAACCACCAGTTGCATTTCTTAAGTTTCTATCTATAGATTCTAGCAATTGCTCGTCTGTAATTTTTTCTATTTTATGTTTGCTCATTCGCTCTCTCTCGGTTTATATATGCTTAATTACTCGCAATTTAAGTACACAAATAAGTTCTTATTAATGGAACTTATAGCCATTTTGTATCATCTGCCTGGTAAGAACTGTTTAATTCACCCCAACTAAACGTATGATTAGTGAGGGAATGCCCATGGGTTCTATATGCTTCACACGTTATTGCCATTGCCATAACTAAGTCATCATGATGCCCTAGTGAAGCTTCTGGCTTTCCTTGTGGAGTAACAATAAAGTTACGTAATTCTTCTATCGCTAAAGCAGAAGGTATAGCTATATCCTCATCCTCAATCATTCGTCTAAGATTAGAGATGATTGGAGAACGAGTTGCAGCTGTCGTTTTAAATCCTAAGTGGTTAATCCCTTCTGAATAAGTATTAGCTGTTTTCTTTTGCTGATAGATATTCGGATAGTTCATACCATGTAACTGTTGAACAGTAGCAATACCAATAGAGTTAGACTCTGGACATATCAAGGCATTGTTATACCATCTTCCTAGGTAGAACAATATCCTGCCATATCGAACAGGGTCGGTTCTGTTACTACGATAAATAGAAACAATCTCTCTATTACTAGTCATAACACAAGCAACTGAATAATCTCCACGTACACCTAATGCAACGTCAGCACCAATCAAGTATTTGTTATCTCGTTGAGGGGCGTCCCATACAGAAAGTGTTCCTTCAGTAGATTCATCAAATGAACTGTACGCATCATTAAACTCTCTTAGAGAATCTGGTGGTTGCGTAACATACTTATCCAATGACTCTTTATTGAAAACAGAA